CGCGTTACTTAAATTTTTAAATACTTGCGTCGGGTCCGCTTCTAAAATAGCTTTTAAATCTGCTTGCCCCTCTTCCGATAATTTGCTTAAAGCTCTTATTACAACATCGCTAGTAAGTTTACCTTCCGCCGCTAACTTTTTAAGCTCGCCTGTAGATACGCCTAATTCCTCCGATAACGGTTTTAGTATTAGGGGAACTTGTTCTGATACACTTCTAAATTCATCTCCGGCTAATCTTCCGGAACCTAAAGCTTGAGCTAGTTGTCTAAAAGCCGCCGTTGCCTCCATAGTAGAAGCACCACCAAGTTTTGCAGCCGTGTTAAAACCTAAAAATGTTTGTCTTATATCTTCAAGACTAACGCCTAAAGGAGCTAATCTAGCCGTTATATTAGTTACCCCTTCTAAAGCTTCCGTTGCACTCATTCCAAAAAGTTTTTGCCCTTCGGTTGCTATAGCTTGAGCTTCGGCAAACTGACCCGTCGCTTTAGTTAAAAGACTTAAACGTAAATTTAATTTATTAAAATTTGCAGACGCATTTATAGCTTGTTTGGCTAAAAGAGTAAAACCTACGCCCGCAAAAGCAGTTTTTAATCCACCTACCGCTTTACTTAAACTATTTGTTTGGTTTTGGACACCTTTTAACGCTCTAGTCGCCTGACTCGTATCTACTCTTAGGGTAACTATACTTTCGGCCACTAATTAAAATAATTATTAATTATATATTACCGGTTTTTTGCTCTTTGCAGCAAACGTTTTTCGTTTTCGTGTTTGTTTTCGTAATAAGCCGCCCAATAAATAAATTCTTCTTCGGATAAATTTTTTCGAAGTTCTTTAACGGTTTTACCTAATTCAGTTGCGAGGAAGAACTCAAAGTTAAGCCAGTTATTCCTCCTTATACTTTTTTTGCGGTATCTAAATCTAATTTTACTTCAAATAAAAAAAGCTCTACATCATTTAAAACTTTCTCAGGCAATAGTCTTTGTAAATCGGGAGCATCGGCCATTGCAAAAAATTTACTTCCATCTTCTTTTTCTGCCATTTGGCAAAGAAGTTGAGTTGAAACTATTAGTGCATCATCTGTGCCGGCAGCTTTTTGAGCTTTTTGTCTATCAAATCTAGTAAGAGGAGGAAAATATAACTCTATTTT